TGTAGTTCCTGACGGATCATTACCAAGCCAGATTGAATCGTTTTCTACTAAACCTGTCAGTCCTGATACACCACCAGCAGCATCTGCCCATGATATATCTGTTCCGTCTGAAGTTAATACTTGGTCGGCTGAACCTTGTCCTAGAACTGTGGTTGCACTACTAGCGTTTCCGTAGAGGATGCTTCCTCTATCCAAACCATCGAGTAAATTAAGTTCGGCTGCGGTTGAACTGACTGCTGTACTTCCTAGAACCAATCCACTGTCAGGTACAACTACTCTGGCGGCACCCGCCAAAATCAAATCATCGGCAGATTCATCCCAAAGCATATAGGCACTAGCGGTAGCACCGAAGAATTTAACGTCATACCCAGTATCGTCTACACCAACTGTTAAGGTACTGTCTAATTGAACAGCACCATCTAAATTTGTAGTTCCAGAAACAGTTAAACCGTCTGTAGTTACTGTTCCATCAAAATAAGCGTCTTTAAATTCTAGTGATGAAGTGCCTAAGTCTATGTCGTTGTCTGTTACTGGAGCTATAACGCCATCTGCCATAGTAAATTGAGCAGTTCCACCAGCACTAAAAGATAAAGTATCTGCTGCACTAAAAAACAATCCAGCATTAGTATCACCTGTATTTGTAATAGAAGGTGCTGCTGCCGATCCATCTGGAAAACTTACTACCCCACCAAAAGTAACTGCCCCCATACTAACCGCAGTTCCAGAAGATCCAAAGATCGCATCAATGCTATCCAGGTCTGTGTTTAATTTCGTTCCCCATGTGTCCGTAGATGCTCCGACCTCTGGTTTGGTTAAACCTAAATTTGTTGTAGTTGTATCTGCCATAATTTTTTCCTATGTTATGCTGCTTCCGACCAAGACGTTGTACTGTCTGTCTTTTCTGTCCAGGTCGTAGTTGAAACTGTTTGATCCGTATAGTTGGTTGTCGAAACCGAATCGTCTGTCCATTTTAAACCACCACTTGCAGTTACACTACTGGTTTCTGTAAGGGTAGCTGAAACAAAATATTTTATACCACCAAGAGCAGTAAAACCACTGGTCTGTGCCAAAGTAGCATTTGCTCCAATTATAAACTTTCCTGTCGCTGTGAACCCTGATGTTTGTGCGATGGTGGAAGATCCCAACAAAATCAGCGTACCAGCCGAAGTAAAGCCACTTGTTTGTGCAATAGTGGCTTCGCCCATTAGCACAATTAAACCCGTTGCGGTAGTTCCCGAAGTTTCAGCAATAGTCGCTGAACCTAATTTAACCACATGGGCTGTGGAAGTGAATCCAGAGGTCTGTGCAATCGTGGCTTCTCCACGATCAATCTGCCTTGCGGTTGCGGTAAATCCAGAAGTTTGTGCAAGGGTAGCTGAACCGAGCTTGACCACCTCTGCGGTAGAAGTAAATCCGCTAGTTTGTGCAATCGTAGCGGAAGCCGGTAAAACTAAAGTAGCTGCGGAAGTAAAACCAGAGGTTTGAGCGATTGTTGCTTCACCCCTAACAAATTGGATTCTACCTGTGGCTGTAAGTCCTGATGTTTCTGCTATTGTTGCAGACGCAAAGTGATATGTGGGAGAGCCATAATCGGCCTTCCCATAATTATATTGACCGTAGCCAATAGATGCCATTGATTAAGCCAGTGTTATATCTAAATCACCAGCGTCAAATCTGAAAACATCTCCGCTTGAAACTGTTTTAGATGCAGTTAAAGCCGCCCATCCCAACAAGTTCCCACTTGTTAAAGCGTCAAACACTCCGACATGACTCACCGTTCCCCACGAACCCGTTGCAGTGACAAACTCCACTGCTGCTCCGTTGGTTGCGGTTGTTGGACTTGTTCCCGATACCGTCATGTCTGGCATACTTTTTCTAGCGTAAGAACCGCCAGAAACCTCTGTGCCACCACCCGTATCAGAAGGTGCTGCTGTGTATAAAGCCACATATAAAGTGCTTGGTGCTGTATAAGCTGTGCCACCAAATACATGATTTAATACTTTATCTTCTAAATAATCGCTAAATCCAGCCATTTTTATCTCCTATGTATTACTTTGATAATAAGTTTTTGTTCTTGAGTCATGCCCGTAAGTCCTGACTCTCTTAATTAAAGAACCAACTGAATATTTTGCTTTTTCATTCGCTTCTTCCAGTTCTTGAATAGCTTTGGTATAAGCATTCTCAAACATCGGCACTCTTTCATCTTCCATCAAAAATATACTGGCTTGTTTTAGCGTACCAAATAAATAAATATCAGGGTGAGAGGTAGATAACCAATTACTTGTGTTGCTATCACTCAACGCTGGTATTTTGGAATAGTATATCAACTCTAAGGTTTGACTTGTAGATGGAGTGGGTATTAATTCCAAAGTTTTGTCTACAATCGCAAAATAAGAGGGCGAACCCGATGTGTTGTTTCTTGCGTTTCTAAAAACATCACCTGTTTCAATGGATAATTGAAACAAGGGCCTGTATGTTCCTGTGGTTATTTTTACATTAATGGCTTCTAGCCAATCTGTCGGTAAAGTGAGATATTGAGAGTCTGCTGTTGCGTCAGATCTTTGCACCATATCCCTGTGACGAATATTACGATTGAACTCTGCTTCTGCGTTATCAATAAATGTATCGTAATAATTGGTTAAATCAGTCCTATTTAACCAAGTACCAATCGCTGTTTTTAATTCGTCATAAGTCATTAAACCTTACCTTTCCATGTTCTAAATACATTGTTGTCTGGATCGTTTAACCAGGCTTTTATTTTTGCACCATCGTTAAACCAACCTTCTCTCATTGCCTTTTGCACAACCACCATTGGAATCTCTGCAACATGACGCAAATCTTTTCCTGGTGTTGTTGTTTCAGATAACATCTTAACACCATCAATAACGGGTTGAACATTTTGTTTGGTGTGAATGTAGTACACACCATCATCATCTAAGTTCTGGGTAACGAGCTTAGCTGTAAAATCTTTTTTGTTTTCTACTATTGTCGTTTTAGACATATCCAACACAAGAACGTGGGAGCGACCAATGCCACTCCCACATTACTTTGTTTAGCTAGTGGTTAAGTCTGCAACAATACCATTTGCTGCTTCGTTCTTCATTTCCAATCCGAACTCTACATAAATAGCCTTTGTTATAGCATCACCGATACTACCTAAATCTTGAGTCTCAAAAGACCTTAGATAAGATGTACCGATGTATTCTGGATCTACCAATAACGCACTTCTAGCTCTGTTAAAGTTAGAAGGTACGATTTTGATGTCACCAAAATCACTGGTATAAACAGACACAGCCGCTTGCACATGGTCGGCTGGTATGCCTTCCAATGCTACTGCTTGTGTCGCAGATGCTCTACCAGCGAAACCTGATACTGCTTGCTTGTTAAAAGCACCAACAATCATCACTGACGGATAAGCACCGTTTGTGAAACAAGTTGAAAGGACACTTTTCAAGATTGTTTCAGTAAATGCTCTTTGAGTACCGTCTGTGGGAGCTGAACTTTCGTTAGCAGCATCCGCACCATTCGTTCCTCTACTGTCGTTGGTAGTAATCCAAGATTCAAAACCTCTTGTAGCTCTTACTGTAGCAGCCGCACCGTTGTTACGGCCTTGCTGACCAGAAATAGTTTTTTCGACATCTCTTTTTAATGCCCTTCCTATTACTGACATCTGATGAGCCATTTCTGATTTTTTAGCAGCTGGATCTGATGCTTGTTGCGAACCCGTAACAGTCGCATTTCTTGTGTTGATTTGACAAACATTAGCTGCTCTCGTTGTCGCTGTAGATGCCGCTCTTGAGATTTCGCCACCTTCGAGAACACCAGTAGCGGTTGCTGCTGGTAGACTTTCTGTTTGCCAGTCAAATTGTACGTTTTTGACACTTCGTTTGCCACCAAGAGAAACCAGAGGGGTTTCCATAGGTGATATGTTATATATCACATTGGATAAATCCTCTCTATCCGAAGTAGCTGTATAAGTATCAAACGCATTCGTTATTATTGCCATTTTTTACTCCTTATAAAAAATGTAAATGCTAATTAAAGCATTTGTTCAATTACTTTAGACGCATCTGACATTTTGCCAGATTTGCGCAACCTTTGTCGGAGACGTTTACCTTTATTTTGAGCTACGGGAACATTAGAGTTTCCTGGTCTGGCTACTTTAGCTTTGCTGGCAACTACAGGTTTTTTCTTCACCGCTTCTTCTGTTCGGTCATAAAGCATCGCCTTTCTTATTCCTAAAACAGCTCTGTGGTCGAAAATTTGGTTTAGTTCTTGTTCAGTAAAACCAAGCGTTCCTATCGCATACTGTTTTATTTCTGCTTTCTCCGTTGTGGCCTTTTTAGAGTCTTGCCACTCTGGGATTGCATTATTCAAAAGCTGTGCTTCATTTTGCACATGAGCTTGAAGATTCTGCATTTGCTCCTGTTGAGATTGTTGCAACATTCTCTGTTGCTCCGCTAACACCGCATCTTGCTTTTTCTTGTTTTCATCCCAAGTTGCCCGTTGCGTGTTATATCCTACAGGATCATTCTCTGCTAAAGATACCCAGTCAGGTTCATTTTGCATACCAGTATCTATTTGCTGGCGCATTTGATCCAATAACTGCGTATAAATTGCACGCTCCTCTCGTACCGCACCGAGTTCAGTGTCAGCTTCTTTTCGCTGATTGGCTAACTCTTGCGTTTTACGAGTGTAATCAGATTGCCTACTGTAGCCGTTTTTGAGTTCATCGAGCGTCACCTCTATTTCTTCACCATTCACACTAATTGAATGAACGGTGGGTTGCTCTTGACCTTCTTCTTTTACTTGGTCAGCTTCTAATCCTTCTTCTTCGAGTTCGTCATATTCCAATCCTTCATCATCCAAACTCTCCGTTTCCTCTGCTTCGTCAGCAAGTTCTGTTTCTTCGAGTTCTTCCGTTTCTGGTTCAGTTACAACTTCCTCTGTTTTCGCTTCTTCCACTGGTTGAGATTCTTCTTCAAGAGTCAACAGAGCTTCAATAGCATTTTTTCCTTTATTTAAACTGGATTCAAAACCAGTCGCTTTATCTGCGGTGTTGGTAGCCATAATAAATTCCAATTATTAAACTTAGTTTGTATTTTAATTCTTTCTAAACTGTTTATGCAATGTTTTGTTTGATTTTAATGATTTGATTTCTCTTAATCACACCCTTTTCCACCACAATTCTTAATTGTCGTTCAAATTCGGGTATCAATTTCATTGCCATCCAAATTCTTTCCCTCTGCTCTTTTTCTTCGGTTTTAGTGGTGGCCCATAATTCTTTGTAATGTTCTCTCAACATTACCAATGCGTCTTTAAAAATATCGTGGTCAAGAATTTCTTGAGCCTGTCTGGAACGCTCTATGTCTTGTGAGTTATCAACCATTTTATCTATTTAATAATGAGTAACTGCCGAGGGGAATAATGTCTGTTGTGTCTAGGGGAAAATTATTGTTATTAAATTGATTGGATGAAGTGTTTACGGATGCCAACAAATTAGCCAGTTGGTCTTGCGTCACAAAACTGCTTGTGTCCATTGGGTTGTTGGTTGGTACATCAGAAAGCAATGCGTAATTACTTAAATCTGGTTGACTGAATATATTAGACCAGTCATAAGTTGATGGATCAAATTGGTTATAGGTGGGTAAATCAGCCGATGTTAAATAACTTGATAGATCAGGAGATTCATAAGTAGGTAGGTTTGACTGTGTTAGAAATTGACTTGTATCTATGGGTGTATAAGTAGGCAAGTCTGTCGTTGTTAAATAATTAGATAAGTCGGGGGTAATGCTGTATTGGTCAAATACAGTTGACCAATCGTAAGTCGATGGATCGAAGGGTGTACCTGGGGTTACTGTTGTTCCTGGGGGCATATAGTCTCGAGGATCATCTAAAAGACCATACAAACTGTCTATATATTCTTGTAATCCGCCACCGCCACCGCCAGTATTAACCTCTGAATCAACGGGAATACCCTCATCACCTGGTGGGGGTGGTTGAGTGCCAGGATTGACATTCATTGGGCCTGTGTAACTTGGGAAGGGAACAGCCGAAGCTCCTGGTGCGGTGAAACCCATTGGCTGTGCAGAACTGTAAGAAACACCTGGGGCAAACATAGACGGAACAGCTTGTCCACCAGAAATCATTTTTGCGAACTCTTGACCGCTTAACATGGGGTTCGCTGATGGTGGAGCAACAAAGGGTGGAGATGGATCGTATAACATGGGGTTGTTTGGATCTGGAAGGTTTACTGTTGTTCCAGTTGGCATATAAGTTTCTGGATCTATGCCTAAATCTGAAAATGAAATGTTGCCGGCAAC